TCACGAGCGCGAAGCCACCACAAAACCTATCGAAGGCGGCGCGCAATCCACGACTTCGCATAATGTATAGACCGTAGCCCCTAAGCCTGCTGATTCTGCCGCCTGTGCGCTCGGTGGCAGGGCTACGCCGAACCCCAGTAATAGGGTCATCGCAGTGGCTGCCAACTTGCGCCATACCGCCTTCTCTTCGCGGCTGATTGCCCGCGCTTCTCCAACGATTCCCAGGACACGCGCAAGCGGGATCCCCGTGTATCCGGCCAGTGCTGCTGCCTGCACTGTGTCTGGTCCTTTCTGACCGTTTCTCCATGCAGATACCGCCGATCTGCTGACTCCCAATGCTTTAGCAAGAGCCATATCAGTGCTGAATCCCTGGGCTTTCTTCGCCATGTCCAACAGTTCTGGGATTGTCATGTTCTCCACCGGTTGACACCTTGTTCTCCACCAGTGTACAAATGCGCCTGTTCTCCGGCGGAGAACACCCGCCCCCGGCTCCCCTAGGCCGGTGCGGCGGGTTCTAGGGCTAGGGGGCATGGGTAGGGCAGCACATGGACGCTACAGCTTTCTTCCTTCTTTCCCTGGCACTGACGCTCATCGCCGTCGGCTCTGCCCGCGTCCTCTCCTTTTTCATCGACCGCCGCGCCGCCCAGGCTCGCGCCGATCTGCGCGCCGCGCAGCTTGTCATGTCCGCCCGTCTTTCTGCTCGCCGTGGGGGTGCTCTGTGACCTTTTCACCGGTCGAAGCCTGCAATCGCCACGGTGCAGGGCCGGCGCAGCCGGCTGGCCCGAGCAGTAACACGGGCCAAAAGTCTCCGAAGGGTACGAACCTCACGGTGCCGATCATTGATTTCTGCACTTTGGTTCTTGCCTCTGAAAAGGCTGTGAAGCTTTTCCGCAAGATGCAGCCCACCGAAGTCCTGGCATATGTGTTCGGCACCTCCCGCGCCATCATTGCCGGCCCGATGACAGAACGCCTCTGGAACTTCCGCTACCAGTACAGCGCCACGCTGATTGATGAAACCGGCACCGTCTGCGGAAAAATCGGCATGACCAATGACGGCGAATACTGCATTTCCCTGGCAGGGCAGGGGTGCCAGCACGTCCCCAACTGGCGCTATGTCCAGCGTGTCGCCGAAGACCTTGAAGCCCACATCACCCGCCTGGACATCGCTGTCGATGATCTGACCGGCGAAACCTTCGATATCCATCACTTCCGCAATCTCTATCTCGACGGGGAATTCACCATGAACGGTCGCCCGCCAGAAGGCCGCTGGGTAGATGACATGGGCAGCAACAAGGGCTGCTCGCTGTACGTCGGCCAGAAGGGCCACAAGCAGTTGAACGTTTACGAGAAGGGCAAACAGCTTGGCGACCCCGACAGCGCGCACACGCGCTGCGAGCTTCGCTTGTATGCAAAGCGTTATGACCTGCCGCTTGACGCCTTGTCCAACCCCGGCAAGTACTTCGGTGACGCCTACCCGATGCTGGCCGCCTTCGTTATCGGTGAGTGCGAGCGCCTGCAGCTCAAGGAACGCATGGTCAATGCCTCGGCCAAGGCCATGTTGCGCTTCCTCAACACGCAGGCCGGCACCGCGCTGCAGCTTGTCCTGGAATCACTGGGCGAGGAACACGGCGTCGAGCTCATCAAGCAGTACATCGCCCGGTCTGGTCGCCCTGGTCGATACAAGTCGTTTGTCGGTGACCTCCACGGCCATGTCAGGACTCAACTTGCTGAGTACCTGGACACCGCCGCCTAACCATCCAATCCCAAGGAAGCAACCATGAAAATCCTTATCCGCAGCACCCAAGTCCAGGAGAAAAAGTGGTCGAAGGGTGACCGCTCCGGCGTCATCCGCACGCAGGAAGCCACTGCCGAGTGCCCCAAGTTCCGCCAGACCATCAAGCTCGACCTGGGCAGCTCCGAAGCCTACCCGGCAGGGGAATACAACTGCGATCTGGAAGACAGCCTCAACGTCAACCAGTTCGGTGACCTCAAGCTGGGCCGCCTGGTATTGACCCCCGCCAAGGCTCCTGCAGCTGCTGCCCCCGTTGCCCGCGCCTCCTGACCCCGTGTGACGACCGTCGCTTGCGGCGGGCGTCTCGCGTACTGAGACACACCCCATGACCACCGTTCTCGTCGCTCACTGCTTGCCACAGGATTTCGACGCAGCCACGCAGACATGCACGGCGGTTTTCTGGGGCCCTACGTCCCACCTTCTGCCTCCCATGAGCGTAGGGGATGCGCTCCAAGTCACGGTTGTCATCGCCGGCGCTTGGGCCATCGGTTACATGATCCGCCAGTCCCGTCGGGCTGTCGGAGCGTGAGGCTCTTCCGTTCCAATCACAGAGAAATCGCCATGAACTTCAGCACCAAGATGCGCGCCGCTGGCGCAACCGTTGCAACCGCTGCCACCGCGATGCTGGCCTCCGCTCCCGCCTTTGCCGGTGAACTGTCCGATGCCGTCCAGGCCGGTGTCGACACGACCGAGCTGACCGCCATCGGCGTCATCGTCCTGGGCGTTGCCGGCATCATCCTGTTGATCCGCAGCGGCCGTAACGCTGCCAAGTAATCCAGGCATTCCCTGGCAATTACAACCGGGGGCAGGGTGGTTCACCTGCCCCCATTTTTTTGGAGGCCACATGGCAACTGCCTACGCCGGCTACTACGTCCTGATCGCACTCTTGGGGGCCTTATGGCTTGCGCTCGACTCATGAAAACCCAGCGTACGAGGTCAGCCGGGGAAGGGCGCAGCCCTTCAGCCGGTGAACTCGGCAGCGTGTGCGGCCAGCTAGCTTCATTCCCAGGGGAACTGTCCCAAACCTCGGGCGTAAGTCGCATTGGCGACTGCAGCCCGCGCTCCCGCATCTTCCACCGGCTCGCCGCCATCTGCGTCCTGGCATTGCTTGGTTGGCTGTGCATCGGCACTGCTCGTGCTCAATCTTTTGGACACACCTTCTCCACTACTCAGGCTGAAGCCTTCGCTGCATGTCATGCCACTGGTTCTGCAGCTGTTGCGTACTATCAACCCATACACACAACTCAGACCCTTTCATATACGTGTTCACGCGTTGCACCGCCAGAAAAGCGTTACGTCAGCACACTTCGAGGATCCGTTGGCGGCTATCTCGGCGGCTGGAACCATATCTGGTCTGGTCAATCCTGTTCTGATCGGCCAGATAAAACTGGCAAGCCCTGGCAGTCCCAAGCTACAGACGTAAGGGAAGGCACAGTCACCTGTGAAGACGGTTGCGAGGCTGTTTGGTCGCCCAACGGTGACGGCACTGCTACCGGCTTTTTTGGCGTAACCGGCAACGCCTGCAGATGGCCCCTGGAGGATTGCAGCACGCATCCGGGAACCTACTGGAACCCTGTCGTGATGGGCTGCGAGTACCCCGAGCCGGAGACCTGCCCGGCCGGCCAGCAGAAGAACGCTGCCGGCAATTGCGTGGACAACAAATGTCCCTCCGGCATGGTCGAAGGTCCTGCCGGCACATGCATCAATGAGAAGAACGAATGTCCGGCTGGCCAGGTCAAGACTCCCACTGGTGCCTGTTTGCCAGGAGAAGGGCAGTGTGCACAGGGGGAGGCACGCGGCAAGGATGGCACTTGTAAGCGTGACAGCGATGGCGACGGTGTGCCGGACAACGACGACGACAACCCCGACAACGACGACCCGAACGAATCTTTCAGCGGCGGCGACAACTGCAGCAGCCCGCCGAGCTGCTCGGGTAGTCCCATCGCATGTGGTCAGGCACGCATTCAATGGCGTATCGAGTGCAACACCAGGCGAAACGTTACGATCAGCGGCGGTGCATGTACCTCCATGCCTATCTGTACCGGCGATCAGTGCAACGCAATGGAGTACAGCCAGCTGCTGCAGCAGTGGCGTGCTACCTGTGCCCTGGAGAAGCTCGCAGCGGGCGAGGGCGGTGGTAATGATGGTGGCGACGGTTCACAGCCAGCCTGGACGCGCGTAGACGGCATGAACACCAATCCGGGTGCCGGCGCAGTCGAGGGCGATTCACCCACTGTGCGCAATCGCACTTTCAACACCAATGATCTTGACCAAAGCGGTTTCGGTGGTGGTGGCAGCTGCCCCGGCTTCGCCGCTGGCGGAGGCGGGATCTACAGCAACGCCTTCATGACCCACCTGGCCAACCCGCCTGCGCTCTGGTGCAACTACATCGCTTTCATTAAGGCTGTCATGGTCCTCATCGGGTCAGTTGCAGCCGTCTTCATCATCGCGAGGTCCTGACCCATGCCCCAGATCATTGCCGCCCTGGTAGCGGCACTTATCTCTGCAGCACGCGAATACCTCCCTGGCCTTGTAGGCCGGGTTCTCCTTGCATTCGGCATCGGTGTGTTCACCAACTCGGTTGCACTGCCTGCGCTCAAGTCCTTCGTCGCTTCCAAGCTGCCCGCCCTCGGCTCTGTCGGTGTCGCTTACTGGGATGCCACCGGCATCGGCATCATGGTCACCATGATCCTGTCAGCGATCGCCGCTGTTAAAGCCCAGAAGGTCATCCTCTCCAAACTCTCGGCATCCTGATATGGCTCTCTATCTCGTTACCGGCCAGCCCGGCCACGGCAAGACCGCTTACGCAATCGACCGCGCTTTCCAGATGCAGAAGGAGGGCCGCACGATCTACGCCCATGGCATCAAGGATTTCGACTATGAGCGGGCAGGGTGGAAGTACCTCGAAGATCCCACGCTCTGGGAAGACCTTCCCGATGGCTCCGTCATCCTCCTGGACGAGTGCTACACGATCTTTCCCAACCGCAACCCCGGCGCCAAGGTTCCTGCACACGTCGACGCCCTGGCACGCCACCGGCATCGCGGTTTCGACTTCATCTTGATCGCCCAGCAAGGCCTGCAGCTCGACCCCTTCATGCGCGGCCTGTACGAAGAGCACATCCACGTGCGCCAGACTTCCCTGATGAAGTCCAAGACCAAGCTGAAGCGCTGGAACCAGTACCAGGGCAATGTCCAGGCAGCCTGTGCTGACGTGGTTGATTGGGTCCGCCCCAAGTACGTGTTCGACTACTACACCTCGACCACGCTCGTCACCACAAAGCGCAACCTGCCCACCTGGGCACGAAACATCCTGATCGGACTCATCATTCTGGGTCTGGCCGGCTTCTACCTCTACCGCAATATTTCCGAGAAGTTGAACCCGGATACCCCTGCATCTGTTGCAGCCATTTCCCATGGCGCGGGGTCACACGCTGCGCTTGGCGGTACGCCGGGCGTGGCGGGTGACAGCGCGCCTAAGTGGGCAAGTGCCTACGACTACGCCAAGGACCATTTGCCCAGGATCGGCGCCATGCCCTGGACAGCTCCTGTCTACGACCAGCGCACCGTTACTGTGGATCCACAGATCATCTGCATGTCCTCGCCAGGCGGTAACGATGCCCAGGGCGAATACAAGCCGGCGAGCTGCACATGCCTGACAGAGCAGGGCACTGCCTACGATCTGACCCAACCAGAATGCCGCACCATTGCCCGCCGCGGTCCTTCCTACAACCCGTACAAGACCACCCAGCCAGTCGTTGCTGCAGCGGCGCCCCCGGCACCGCGTCCAGCTCCTGCAGGTGCGCCGTCAACCTCGACGGTGACCTATTCGCCTGGCACTCGCTCAGATCCGTTCCCGCGCTCACCGGGGTACCAAGCCAGCACCTGGACAGGTCCCACATCAACGCTATGAACTTGTCGCGTAGCGACGGAGACGCTTCACGCTTCACCCGCATCGATAACCCTCCGGCCCCCTGGACAATCGGACCATCCGCACCGGTACCGGCCTAAATCCTCTGCCACTCACGCAAACCAAAACGGGGCCTTCCGGCCCCGTTGTCATATCCGTCAGCCAGACCTGCCAAACCGCTGCTCATGCCAGTCCTGCAGGTCTACGACCACCACCTTTACCGTTTGCCTGGGCTTTTTCTCCGCAGCGCGCCTGTTCGCATAACCAGCCTGCCTTAGCTCTTGCGCGTCTCGCCACATGAGACCTGCGAGCCTTTGCGGGTTGATGCGTTGGCCATCGGGTGCAACGAGATCTCTGCCAGCCATCCTCCAGCCAGCCCATGGCCCGGACAGATAAACGTGGTTTCGCGTAACGCGCTCATGCAGTGCCGCCGCGCAATCGTTGGGGCACTGCGTGCCAGCCGGCCAGCAAGGTGGACGTCCATCCATGGTCATGCTTCTATCTCGTTTTCTGAGGGAGCTGGCGATGGTAGGAGCGATTGCAGCCACCAGAGAACCCAGATCAGCCGCTTCTTCACGACTTCGCATAATGTATATTATGTCATTCGCCAAGGGTGCCGCATCGCGCTGGCGCTACTACTGGTACATCATCAAGGTCGTCCTGGGCAGCATGATTGCCGGTCACCCACGGATGAGACATGCACGTTGATGGACAACAAAGGCAACAGCGACTGGATAGGATGGCGCTGGAGCGATTCCGGCCGCTACCTGATATCGCCGGACGGCGACAAGATCACTGCCGAACGGCTCAAGGGTTTGCTGTGGCGAGACCACATGGAACTGCGGCGCGCTGGGTTCGCGTCAAGGCAGAAAGCAGACACCACGGGAACCCGAGTGCGCCATGCAGGCCAGAAGGTCAAGGTGGTGATCGTGGATCTCGCCGACTGGCATGAGCAACGGTTCGGCCGTTCCGGCTGACGGATATGACAACGGGGCCGGAAGGCCCCGTTTTGGTTTGCGTGGGTGGCAGAGGATTTAGGCCGGTGCCGGTGAGGATGGTCCGATTGTCCAAGGGGCCGGAGGGTTCTCGATGCGGGTGAAGCGTGAAGCGTCTCCGTCGCTACGCGACCAGTTCATAGCGTTGATGTGGGACCTGTCCAGGTGCTGGCCTGGTACCCCGGTGAGCGCGGGAACGGATCTGAGCGAGTGCCAGGAGAATAGCTCACCGTCGAGGTGGACGGCGCACCTGCAGGAGCTGGACGCGGTGCCGGGGGCGGCGCTGCAGCAACGACTGGCTGGGTGGTCTTGTACGGGTTGTAGGCAGGACCGCGGCGGGCAATGGTGCGGCATTCTGGCTGGCTGA